GAGCTGCTCCAACGTCTCGTCCGCGTAGCCGCCCCTCAGGCCGCCGGCCCTCCTCAGGAACACCATGCCGCGCAGCAGCTTGGTCACGGCATAGCCAGTCTCGTCCCCGCCACGACCCGAGGGGTCGATCGACATGACGGCGCCCGTGAACTCCTCGACGTCCTTGGCGACGTACATGGGGCGATGCAGGCGGTCGCCAGTGAACCCCACGGACGGAATGTCCTGGAGAACGTACTCGGGACCAGAGGACCACATGATGCGGATAGGGGCCGCCTCGCGATCCACGTCCATCACCACCAGGTCAGACAACTTGAGCGGGTAGCGCTCCGCGTCGGACAGCGTGGTGTCCAGCATGAACTGGAGCATGAAGCCCGAGCGCCCGTAGGACGCCTCTCGCTTCAGAAGATCTTCTTCGTGGAATCGGGTGGGCTCCACGGGGCTCCAGGGGGCACCCTTACCGGACTCGAAGGCGTCGGCGATGAACGGGGCGAGCCTGCCGGCGTACTGGAGGTAGTGCTTTCGGTCCTTGGGATACCGCGCCGGCCAGACGCGAATCTCGTAGCCACGCTCCGGCAGCAGGTTGTAGATCGATTCCTCGGTCTGCGGTGTTCCCAGGTAGATGATCTCCGACGACGCCAGCGGCTTCAGGATCGCGTCGAACTCTTTGATGAGTTCCGCGAGCTTCTCGCGCTGCGCCACGGTGGCCGAGTTCTTCACCACCTCCACGTCGTCCGCGATGATGGTGTCAGCACGGGAACCCGTGAGCTGACCCGTGATACCTACGGATTTCACCGAGGGGGACTGGTCGGGCAGGGCGGGGCCAACGTCGAAGGCGAGGTTGGAGTTTCGCTGGTCGCTGCGGGGCTTCAGATGGGCCAGCTCGGGGACCGTCTCGATCAGGCGCTTGACGAAGATCGAGAAGGCGTCGGCGCGGTCCTTAGACGCGGAGACGACGAGAATCTTGTGTTGAGGGTCTTTCCATAGCAGCCAACACACGTAGGCTGCTGTAAGCCAGGACTTGCCGATACCTCGGAACGCCTCAATGACCCGGCGCCGCGGCCCGTGTTGCAGGTAGACCGCGATGTCGTACTGGACAGGCGTGGGCGCTGGGAGATTGAGATGCTTCCAGATGTGGAAGACGAAGTTGCGGAAGTCCTGGAACGGATGCTTCTCAGGAATTGCTATGCTCTAAGGCGTTGTGTTCGCTGACAGGGGAGTTATGGCTATCAAATGGGAAAAGGTGAGGCTTGCTGCCGTATGGGTAGTTATTTCTGCCGTTGCGACCGCTCTTGGGACTGCTGCCTACCACTCGGAGCGGCACAAGGACGATGTGACCGATATCGCGCAGTGGCGCGCTCGGTCGGAAGCACTAGAGACGCAACTGGTCTCAGAAAAGAAGGTTTCTGATGATCTGCGGAAGGAACTGGATGCTGCTGCGTCGCCACGCTGTTCCAGGCCGGCAGACCACTCCACGCTCACCTCCGAAATTCGGCATATTGAGAGGGCGAACGAGGAGATTACGGAAAAACTTAGCCGTCTCTCGCGTGACCCGGCAGGGCTAAATGCGGAGTACGACCGACTTACCAAGCAGTTTCAGCAGAACCTGGGAGACCTTTCGGTTCTGCGTCGTCAGCTAGTGTGTGCGATCTAAATCATCAGGATGGAACGGGAACTCCTCAAGCTTCTTCTTAAGACGTCCAGCCGCACTGCCCTCGGCAGGCATCGCCTCGATCCCCTCGTCCTTTAGTAGTTGCCGAGCGACGTTGAGGATTGCCGCGAGACCCTTTTCACCGGGAGCCATCGCATCGATGCTCTCAGTGAGCTTGACCACGACGGCGGTGTGCAGGGCTTCCAGAGACTCCTTACTGGCCGCCACTGGAACCCCCCAGGACGCGCTGGAACAGCCGCTCCAGGGCGGAGGTGCCCAAGGAACTAAGGATGCACGCAAGGCCCACTAAGGCTGGCAGAGGCATCGCAGGGAACACCACGAGAGCGAAACCCGCGGAGGCGCCAAGGGCGCCGTTGAGGATGGAACGAGCGATGGCGAGGCGCCAATCGAAAGGCTTGCCCTTCGCAAGCACCTGGGCGAAGCCAATGGCTGCGCCGAACAGGAGCGGAAAGGCGATGAGCTTGGTGTCGTTGTGCACTTATCAGACAGTGTTGTAGTAGTTGAAGGTGCAGCGTGCAGTTACGGTCTGCGTGCTTACGCCGTCAGAGATGTCACAGGCGACATCGACGTAGCCCCGTACGTTGAGCGTTGCAGTACAGGAAACACTGACCACGCTGGAGGTGCCAGACGCACTTGCCCCTGTGACGCCACTGCTGCCAGTGACTCGCCACGAGTAGCTGAAGCTTCCGTTGCCGCCAGACGCCGTAGCGGTGGCGTTGGTACTCATGAAGCGAGTCTTTGGGCTGGTCGCTAGGCCGATGTTGTAGGACGCGGTGCCGCCGCTGGCGGACGCACTGAAGGGCACGTAGTTCGTCGCATTGGCAAACTGCACGAGTTCTAGGCCGCTTGGGTTGTCAGCGATGGCGTAGTTTTGCGGAATGTTGGGGACGTAGGGACCTCCGCGGTAGTAGTCCGCAAAGGAACCGCTACCGCCGAAGACGTTAACGACATCCTGGAACGAGAATGCCGAACCGGGGACTTGGGCCACTTAGATTCCTGCCGATGTCATACGCGCGTCCAGGTGTTGAATCGAGGCGACGATGGGGGCGATGAGATCGATGTAGGACACGGTGAGGCTGTCGGGGCCGGCAGGGCCTTCCCCTTCATCCACCATATCCGGATACACAGTCCGAAGCTCATCAGCGAATACGCCATAGCGGCGCTTCCCGCCCATGTCGTACGAGCGAGCGACCAGCAGCTTCAGCCCTTCCAGGGCCTCTCGTGGAGAGAGAACCGCGGCGTTCTCTTTGAGTCGCCGGTCGGAATTGAGCTTGAAGTTGTTGGCATACACCCAGGCGGCGACATACATATCTCCGTTGCTGTGTACGCGAGACTCTCCGGACGAGTTGTTCGGACCGTTTGGCCGTAGGTAGACGATGCCTGCGGAGCCGTTGTTGGAAAGGACGGCGTGCCCTTGGTCGGTGACGAAGTAACCGTTCCCCGACCGGAAATGCCCTGCAACCCAAAGGTTCGCGCCCGGCATCTGGTACTCGGCGCCATTGTAGAAAACATAGCGCCCGCCCTGGGACTGATTGCCGAGCCAAACGACGCCGCTGGCGTCACCGCGAGAAGCCGTTATGTCCCTAAAGGAGACATCGGCGTTAAGGGTGGCCTTGGAGCCCGGATCGAAGATGCCGGAGTGCCATACGTTGTTTCCGCCGACGCTGATGTTGCCCGTCGCGGCGACGGTCCCGTTGAAGGAGACCGCATACTTGGAGACATCGACGCGCTTGATGCTGCCAATGTCATCCCCGGCGCCCTGTTGCCCATGCAGATAGACGGTCCCGCTGTTGGCGTCGAAGCCGGAGAAACGAAGGGGCGCCTGGGCCGAAATGTTCACCTGCCCCGAGAAACTCGCGCCAGAGACGCTCGCCTTGGCGTCTAGCGCCGCCTGGAGGTTCGCGATATCGGCTACCGAAAGGGTGACCGCTCCTGTTCGACCGGCCACCGTAGTGACGGCCTGCTGATTGTCAATTCGTCCCCAGGAGGAGCCGTCATAGACGATCATGTCTCCGACTGCGTAGCGAACCCCGCCAACAACTCCTGTGGCCGAGATGAAGTGGAAATCACCCAGCTTCGGACTTGGCGGCAGCGTGCCTCCTGAGGCGTCCCACGAGCCCTTGTAGACAAGTGCGCCGGAAGCAATCAGACGTGCTTGCTCTGCCCAGTGGTACGCAGAGAATTGCCCTGGCGACACCTCAGCATTCACGGGGGCGTTGGCGTATGCCGAGGCCAGGTCCCGCGCAAGCTGGGCGTCGTCTCTGTAGTTCTTTGCTGCTGCGGCGGAGAATCCCGCGTTGTCCTGCGAGGCAGCCGCCGCGGACTTGCTCGCTTCGGCACTTTCCTTAGACGCCTTCGCGGATACTTCAGAAGCGGCTGCTGCATCGGCAGATGCCTTCGCATTGGTGGCCTGCTGTTCTGCCTTGAGGGCTGAAGCGGCGGCTTTATCGGTGTCTCCCGCGATGGAGGTGGCCGACGCCTCGGCAGCAATCGCGGACTGCTGGGCATCGGCAGCATAGTTGGCCGCCTGAGATACCAGCGTCCGGGTCTGCGATACAGCGCCCGTCAGGTCATCCACGAGGGACGTTACGTCCTTCTGTAACTGCGGGAACGAAGGCAGTAGATGGTTCTGTCCCACGGCATCAGTCACCGTGACTTCGCCCTCGGGCTTAGTCAGCAGGTCGATCATTTGGTACTCGCGGGTATCCCATCGGTCCACGAGAGCCGACAGGCGCGCGGCCAGTTCAGCATTGCTGACGTAGCCGGGTGATTCATTCGTTGCGATGGGTTACCTCAATCCAAAGGCATAGCCGGTAATGCGGCTTAGGTGGAACGCATAGTCTCGGTTACCGCCTGAGCTGGTGCGGAGCCTGTACACGCCTTCGCTCGACGTCGCGTCGTCCAAGTACATGATTGTGCTGACGACCGACTCGCTGGAGCGCAAGTAGTAGTTCTGCGATTTCAGTGTGACCCACGTGCCTCCGACAAGTCGCTCGAAATTGACGACTCCGTTGCACGGGTCTCCAGCGGAGTTGTACATACCGAGTTCGAGAAAGATGATCGGCTTCTGCACTTCGCCAAGGCGGACAGGCGCGGATAGGACGAAGTTGGGAGACACAGCCCCTTGGGCATCCATGTTGCCCTCCCAGCTCCAGGTAGCGGATTGCTGGAGGGTGCCGATCATGTTCTGTGCCTGGATAGTCCCGGAGAACTTGGCGTTGCCGCCACGGTCCACCGCGAACACGGCGTTGTTCCAGTTCTTCACGCCGCTGCCTACCCACAGCGGATAGGCGTCACCCGGGTTGTTCGTCATCTCCACAC